ATTTTTATTTATTTTAATTATTTATTGAGTGAGGGGCAAAATGGCGGGGAATGGCGGAAATGATGCCCTTTTATTTCATTTATAGAAAAAAAATAAAACCGTTTGTTGTTTTATTTTTTTCCTTTACGATTCAATAAATTCCCGTCTTCCCGCCATTCCCGCCATTTATTCACTACTATTCTCATTTTATCTATTCTAGAAGAGTAAGAAGAGTATAAATACCCTATTCTCGAAGAGTTTTAAAAATGGCGGGAATTTTAAGGTTTTTTAATTGCCGCCATTCCCGCCATTTTTAATTTTTATTTATTTTAATTATTTATTGAGTGAGGGGCAAAATGGCGGGGAATGGCGGAAATGATGCCCTTTTATTTCATTTATAGAAAAAAAATAAAACCGTTTGTTGTTTTATTTTTTTCCTTTACGATTCAATAAATTCCCGTCTTCCCGCCATTCCCGCCATTTATTCACTACTATTCTCATTTTATCTATTCTAGAAGAGTAAGAAGAGTATAAATACCCTATTCTCGAAGAGTTTTAAAAATGGCGGGAATTTTAAGGTTTTTTAATTGCCGCCATTCCCGCCATTTTTAATTTTTATTTATTTTAATTATTTATTGAGTGAGGGGCAAAATGGCGGGGAATGGCGGAAATGATGCCCTTTTATTTCATTTATAGAAAAAAAATAAAACCGTTTGTTGTTTTATTTTTTTCCTTTACGATTCAATAAATTCCCGTCTTCCCGCCATTCCCGCCATTTATTCACTACTATTCTCATTTTATCTATTCTAGAAGAGTAAGAAGAGTATAAATACCCTATTCTCGAAGAGTTTTAAAAATGGCGGGAATTTTAAGGTTTTTTAATTGCCGCCATTCCCGCCATTTTTTATTTTTATTTACTAAAAAATATATTTTTTAGTAGTAATAATGCAGAAACGATAGGGGAAAGATTCAAGTAATCCAACTAGTCATTAAACAAACGTAATAATCAGCATCATGATGGTTATCACTTGTAAGCAAATCGCGGAACGCTTGGTTGCTTATCATCTTCATCTGCAGCCGTAGAATACAATAACGGCCGCACTCACTGTCCCCTTTGGCCTCCTTCTGTAGCCCATAAGTATTAACGCAAACTCGTGGTCTCTCTCGTCGCAATAAATTGGTTAAAAATGGCTGACCTTGCCCTAATGAAATATTTTTTTGATGTGTATTATACTCCAGGGGATGGTCTATAGCACCTCCGTAGCTATCAAAATAGTAAACTATGTCCCTTTCACGCCAGAGGCAAACATAGTGGCCGTAAGTGGGTGCCGTTAGGTATAATAATATAATTTGATTGTATGGTTCAAATAATTGATTAAGTGACTCGACTCTCGCCAAGTCGGGATATATGACCACTTTTGCTTTCCCTTCCATCCCCTTAATGATATCATCAGTGCTCAGAGGGGTCGCCCTTAGCATCCTTACCATATTCACGAGTGTCGGTTTAGTGGTCATAAAAGTTATTATATTAATGTTACGGCTTAAAGTTTTAAATAAGCATTACTATTATCATTCTATCATGTTTCGCGTTACTCGCCAAGATGCCGACAATATATATTTGGAGGCCCCAATCGTGAACACTAACCCAAGTGCAATAATTCCATGTTCTTTCTCCGAGTCCCGTTATAATACCATTGTAGACATCCCGGAGGACTTCTACCTCAATGTAATTACATTTAAGATTGGTGACGGTTCTAATATGCCTATATTCTTCTTCGAACCGTCCCCCGAATCGATTAATCCATGCCCTAATGTGGGCGTGTACGAAATAACATTTGGTTATAATAACACTTATTACACCGAACCGGTCATTTACAATCCTACTGTGCTCTTTCCCCAGCCCTCTTCGTGGGAAGCTATCAACACTGGTAATTATAATTATTATGCCGTTCAATGCTATCAAAGATTTTTGAATATGATTAACCAATGCTTCCAAAACTTATACTCTAGGTTTCAAGTGGTAGCACCAACAGCCCCTCCATACACAGTCGCGGGAGGGTCATATGCCCCATTCTTGGAGATGAACAACTCGACTAATATTATTTCTCTGTATACCCACACTTCATTTTGTGAGTCCTTCGTGGGAGCCCCAACGATTCAAATATATTTTAATTTTCCATTGTATAATTTCTTCCGTGGTGCTCTTCCTTTCGCTCAATTCAACGGGTTTAATCTCCCTAATGGTGCAGATGTCGAACTCGATGTCAACTCTACGTTCTTTAATAGAATACAGGCCCACTCTCCTATTTTAGATTATGCCATGTGGCAACCAACACTAACATATCAACCCGGTGAACTTGTTTACCTCAGTGGGCAGAATTATAGTTGTGTTACAACAAACATAAACATGCCCCCACCGAATGCCCATTGGACTCCTGTAACCCTCCCAACGATTCCATATTGGAACCCGACCACGACCTACACAACGGGGCAGTTAGTATTCTACAAACTACAATATTATGAATCTACCATTAATGGCAACACTAACATGCCCCCGGATGCTAACCCCACGGAATGGATTAGCCCTTCACAATTCGACTCATTTCAAATTGAATCTAATTATAATTGTCTGTATCGATGGAACTCCATAGTGTCGGTCGCTATTGTCTCGCAATCCCTCCCGGTGCGGCCACAATCAGTCTCGCAGCCACAAGCATATAATAATGCCCAAGGTAGCATGGGGGAAGCATCACAGCAAGTATTAACAGACTTCACCATTAACTCCGTGAACGGTATCGACCTTCAACAAGGCGTGACATTCTACAACCAGGGGCAGTTCAGGTACATTGACATGCTATCTCAGACTCCCATACGTAAATTTGATTTTTATATGACGATGTCCACAAAGGACGGGCTCATTCTGCCGATATCACTTTTACCGTTCGGCAATGCTCTTGTTAAAATTCATCTACAACGCAAGGGGTTAGGCTTCTAAATTTTTTTATTATTAAATAATATATCAAAAAGCAGGATATATTATGTTTCGGGCTTAAAGAAACAGCCACAAAATTATTATTATTCAACCCATAAAATGTCCTATGCAGGAATCCATTCGGTCTTGATTAAAGACCCGCTCATTGATACTCAGGCGGAGCATATAGCCGGTATTATCGATGCTGGTGGTCACATTAACTATCAGCGCTACACGGCCCAGAACGTAGCTAGTAACAATATTCAATTAGTAATGAACCCGCCGTCGCCGGACACAATTGTATCCCCGGCATTCCTTACCCATATTGTCTGGCAGACTCAATTTACGGCGGCGACACCTGCAGCTGGGGGGGATTTATACAATTATCTTTTCCCCAATGAAGACGCAATCCCACCTGCCGTTCCCACGGCAGGCAGACCCGTAATGAAGGGGACGCCTAGAAGCTTCCCGATGTCCAACACTTTAATTAATGCTATTGCTCTGGTTAATGGTGTCCAATTTAACACAAATAGTGCACAATATTTTTCATCGTTAAGTCGTATGGGTCTTCTGGATACTAAAACACAGAACTCTTGTCTCTCAACAACACCATCAATGTTAGATTCGTTTTTAGTTTATAATGCCTCCGATAATTCATTACGTAATCCATTTAATACCTACGCAACTTCGCAGAATTTCACCCCACGTGGCACTTGGAATATTGTAGCGACAAGGGCAGCCGGGGGGCTTCCCAATCCGACCCAGTGCACAGTTCAATTTGAGATTTATGAATATTTGTACCTTAGCCCCTTCATTAACTCTCGCTGTGGTCTCGTTAACGTGAGCCAATTGAACTTGAACCTTCAATTCAGTGATAGTAATCGTATTTGGTCTTTCGACCCATCTATAATCGCTACTGCTGGGCCTCTTGGTGGTCTCTCATGGCCATCACCGGCTATGACGGCTTTCGATGTGACTGTTCAGCACATTGTCCCTAAATATCATGCAAATCCCCGCGACTTGGTATTGGATTATAATGAAATTTTGCCACTATATTCATCTGGTCAACTAATGGAGCAACCCGGCAAATCATACCAGTTCACGATTAACTCGTTCAACTTGAGCGCCACACCACGTTCCATTATTATGGTTTGTAAACCCACAGACGCCGTCCAGCAAAACGGTAATTCGTGTGCTGGGTTATCTGACACATTTGCCTCGCTAGCTGGCCCGCGTCAATATTTCTACCCAGTCCTTCCGGGTAACCCATATGTCGCTAGCGCTCTCGCACAATCGAATCCAGTTAATATCATTTATAAAACTCAAGCTGGCTATTTAAGTGCCTGTAATCCACAGGCATTGTATGCTATTTCGCAGAAGAACGGACTGGTCATGTCATGGGAGGAATGGGCCTACGAGGTCGGTTCAGTTATGGTAGTATCCCCAGCCTTGAACTTCGGTTTGTCTTGCGACGACGCTCCTGGAGCCCTTGGTATCAATCCCCAGCTGACCGTGACGGGCACATATTATAATAACAATCCACTCACACAAACTGGAGGTCCGTATGCAACTGGTGGACAATGGGGAGCTACACAGTATGTTCTCTATTGTTTCATTGTGTATCAAGGTGTCGCTAAGATTGCTGCTGACGGCATGGTGACTAAATCTATCGCCCTCCTGAACCCCCACGACATCGTGGAGGCAGAGCGCGCGGGCTCTTATCTTGTCCGTGAGGGTTCCTCTATCTACGGTGGTGGTGACCTCTTCGGAACAATTAAGGGATGGCTCGGTAAGGCTAATGATTGGTTGCGGCAAAACCGCGCCATTTCTACGGCTGCTAATGCTCTGGGTGCCGTTGGTGTTCCCTATGCTTCTGCCGTCGGTAATGCTGCACATAGTCTCGGCTATGGCGCTGAGGCTGGTGCCATGGGCGGCGCTATGGCTGGGCGTATGCCCATGGCGGGCGCAATGGCCGGTGCCATGGGTGGCCGTCGTAAACGCGGTGGTGATATCGTAGAAGAGACCGTTAGTTATGAGAACATCGGCCATACTATGACACCGGCAGGAGGTCGAGGAAGACGCCGAAAGCTACCAACAAAGTAAAAATTTAAAATTTCTTTACATTAATAAATTTAATGAAAACCATTAAATTTATAGTCGAAACTATGAGACTTAAAGCATTCTAAAGCATCATTATTATAACAAATGGCGTATCTTACCTCACCTAATAATACACAAATTTATCCATGCCTCGCGGGTCTTTCAACCCAAGAGGTTACCTCATTGGAATCCTACGGACAAGCATATGACGGCATGATGGTATGGAATACTTCCACTAACCAAGTATTAATCGGCAACTCACCATCTAATAATACATTCATGGTTGTAGGTGGTGGGGGTGGTGGTTCCGTAGGTGATTGGGTCTTCGGCTCAGGAACGGCCACAAATAGCACGGCCAACGAATCACAAATATTCACCCCGAATGGCACCGGAAACTTCCTAGTCAATAACGGTGGTGTTGGTTTCCCGCAGCTCACCACAACACAAATGAATGCCATAGTTGCCCCTCGTAATGGTATGTTGATTTGGAACACAACGGCCGGTGCATTCTATCAATATAATTCTGGATGGGCTGCCCTAGTTTCCACCCCCGCCTCTCTTGGTAATTTCACATTCTCCAATAGTGGCGTTATGAGTGTCCCGTCCGGCAACATCACAATCGAGGCGGGTGCAGGAAGCAGCGTCCAACTCAGTAACCCATTAGCCATTGGAAGCCTTAATATTCTCCAATCGTCCCCGCAACTCCAATCAAGCACTGGTGTTATTACATTCTCTAATACGTCGTCAGGTGGCATCATCCTAGCCCCTCAAACAACCAACTCAGGTAACTCACTAGGAACAACCGCGTTGAACTGGGGTACTGTCTATGCTTCCTTTGGTGTCATGAACACAGTATCGTCCCCGGCGGCAACAGACCTAACACTGGCCCCTCCATCGGGTCAAAAAACAACCGTTAGCGGCCCATTAAATGTAGCCATTACGGGCGTGGGTTCCCTTTACTGTGGCGGCACTGGTATCAACATGACCCCAGTAAGTGGAGATATTGGGATTAATAACGAGCTGACCAATTCCTCCACAAGAATCAATACGCTCGGCACGGGTTCAGTATATGCCAACAATGTAGAAATCCCAAACAACATTACAGGACTCCAGACATCAGTCGCATCAATCCAATCAAATTTAACGACTGTTAATTCTGACATTAGTCTTCTCAACACGTCCGTTAGTGGCCTCCAGACAACCATTGCGGGCTATGCGTCCTCGTTCAACTCTAATATTATCCAAATAAACGCGTCCCCACTGTCCGCCAATAGCTACCGTTTAATTGTTGATGGTTCCGGTGCTCTGAACATTGAACGTTATGATGGTGTCTCTACATGGGTGTCGACTCAGAAGTTCACATAATCCCCCCACTCTTCTTTACATTATTACTAATAAAAATATATTTTTTAGTAAATTAAAATAAAAAATGGCGGCAATGGCGGCAATTAAAAAACCTTAAAATTCCCGCCATTTTTAAAACTCTTCGAGAATAGGGTATTTATACTCTTCTTACTCTTCTAGAATAGATAAAATGAGAATAGTAGTGAATAAATGGCGGGAATGGCGGGAAGACGGGAATTTATTGAATCGTAAAGAAAAAAATAAAAACAACAAACGGTTGTTTTTTTTATCTATAAATGAAATAAAAGGGCATCATTTCCGCCATTCCCCGCCATTCTTTAATGACTTAAAGAATGACACAACAACCATCATTATATCAATGTCGGGCATCTTTACAACTGCACAAGTTCAAACCAATTCGGGCACTAGTCTTACCCTAGCGCCCCAGGGTGCTAATACATATATTATCCATTCCGCACCTGACCAAATACAATCATTAACTGCAACCCAGATAGCAGCATTAACGGGAATGGTGGCGGGCGCGTTTGTCTACAATTCAACCACGTCCCAATTGAACTACTACTCGGGCTCCACATGGATTGCTGTCGACTCTGCTTCACTTGGTAATTTTGTATTTTCAACGTCCCCGGATACTATCACAACATCAGACTCGGGCACCCTCCAGATTACCGCCAACACGACCAACTCAATAGCCCTAAACGCAGCCACTGGTGGCATCATTATAGGCTCTGCCACGCTCGCCGTGGGCTCTATCCGTCTCTTCTTTAATTCGACTACGTCCCCCAATCAACTAGAGATTCACCAGTGCACCCAAATAACCCCATCGGTGACATGGGCGACCATCACAACATTCCACCAGTAAGTCACATAAGAATTAACCCATTTATTCATTAATATAAAAATGCCAAAAAATCATTTTTTTATTTCCTACCCCGGTAACAAGCGAAATGACCAAGAAACACACCAAGCACCTAATCATTAATAACTACACTTAAAAGCGTCCAAAGGATTAACCCTTATAATGTCAGGCATTCTTACAGTTGGACAGGCCAATGTCGGCGATGTCATTATTAATCAAGCGGGTGACACTATCACCACGGCAACCACAAATACCAATCTAATTCTCGCCGGTAACGGCACAGGAGGTGTAGCGGTTAATAATCTTCTTCTAAAGACCAACACATTAAGTTCCACGAACACCAACGGCAACATCGATATAACCCCGAATGGATCGGGCCTAGTGGTGGTACCTACCCTATCGGCGACCGCAGTAGATGTGGGTAACATTGTAGCAAGTGGGAACACCATAACAACCTCGTCGGGTAACCTCATACTCGCCAGCTCGTCGGGGACCTTAAACTTATCGGCTAGTATTCTGGATAATGTGCTAACCATTAATTATAATGATAATGGTGGAACAACAAACAACTCATGGCAAGAAACCATTAACCTGGGCACCGGCGTCTGGAGTCTATACAGATACAACACGGGCACCAGTGCATATGTTCTCAAGATGTCAGTATCCTAATTTTTTCATTTACATAAATATTATTAAAACAATTAATAATATTATGACCGCAAACGGTAATACCCAAGTAGGCAATATAATTTTAAATTCTCAAACGGCATCCGTGGCCCCATTAACCATCGTGGGAAGCTCCACATTGCCCTCCTCAATAGCTTCCGGCGCGTTCGCTTATGATGCTAGTAATACATTATATTTTAACAACAGCTCCTCAGCGGGAACTAACACAGCAGTAGGAACAGTATATGTAGGCTATCCACGGGGCTATACATCCCAAACGGTAACATCAGGCACCGCATACCAAGTAAGCACCACCCACGATTGTTTCGTCATTGTTAATTTTAGTATAGCAACTAATGCGAGCAACACGACCGCGACATTAGGAATATCAAACGCATCAGCGGGAACATATGTCAATATAGCAACTGCGTCCACTGTCGCCGGTGGTCTCTCTACAGGAAACGTGACAGTGGGGCAATCATTTAATTTCATATGTCCCAAAACATATTATTTTAAATTTACCGGTAGCGGCGCGACAATAATCTCAGCATATTATCTTCCTCTATAATCCCTACATAAATATAATTACTATTTTATATTTATAAATGTCAGGAACGTACGGCACTACAACCCTCGTAGATGGAACCCCTCAGGTATTATCGACGGAATATTTTTCCTATGCAGATATAATTTTCACCACGGGAAGCAACCCAGTAACCATACAAGTAGATAATGAGGGGGACAATAATTTTAAAACCCTACAGACTCATAACCTCCCATCAGGTTCAACAGTGTCATCACATATTAATGTATTAAAAACATGTCAGGTCCTAGTCTCAGGAACGGCAAGCATCATATCAACATGGGTGCTATACGGTTAACTTTATTAATTTTAATAATACATAAAGGATTATTAAAATATCAAATTATAAAATAATGTCAGGCACCATCGACGTAGGCGCAATCGTCTTGCAACCAACAACTACCTCATCCGCTTCTACAAGCGCCACATGTAATAGCCGTATAGGGCAAGTAACGTATACACATACCCTCGCGGAGGGCACCACAACGGCCTATACGATATCAAACTCGATAGCTACGTCATCGAGTATTGTAATGATTCAAATTTATGGAGACATATCATCATGCTTCTCCATTAACAATGTTGTTTGTTCTACTGGCTCAATCTCATTTAATATAACATTAGAAACGATAGTGGGAGGGGGTAATTCAAGCACACAAGTGGTCACCTATCAAATCTATAATTAAAAATTATAATCAAACGCGGATTTTTTTAACTCAGTAAACCTAACAAGGTCCTCCTGGAACTGCATCAACTTAGCCCTCAGGGCGGTCGTCCTGGCCGCATATATCTCATTGTTCTCAATGAGTAAATCATATAACCCCTTAGCGTCAATAGTGGCATTATTGGTCATTATCTCTGTGCGTTTATCATCACATTCTCTATTAATTCTACTAATGGCTTGGTCGAATTCATCAATTTTCCTATTCAACACATCATCCAAGCGAGCATAGGCGAGCAGGCGATTTTGTTGTTCTAACATCGTCCGTATCCTATCTATCTTAACATCTAGTGCATCCATGTTATGTATCATAAAAGATATATCTGCGGATAGCTTCTCGGCTAGTTCTGATCGGTAACGATTGCTAAAATTCTTACGAAGGCAAGGAAATGGGAAGTTCATATTATAGATTAGCTAATTAATAATAATATGTTAGTCTTTAAACCTTAAACGAAGGGGCATTTAAAACAGCAACAATAGTATCCATAGCTGCAACAGGTCACCAATGATTGAATGAAGCAACAGTACGAAACATTAGCCTCAACATCTTCAACTATAATCTCCTCCAAACTTTTTATTTGGTCCTTAGTGTCCTCCACAAGGATCATGCCCTCGTTCCTCATGTAGGCAATAAAACGACTTTTAAAATCTGAATCATTTGTTGTAATCTGGCCGGCACTTGCCGTCTCGGTTGTAGTCATTTTAATATTAATATATTTGTCTTCTCCCTTTATGGCTTGGCTGCTTTCTTCTTGGTCTTAAACCCTATAACCAATTTGACCCCACTGTCCTCGTCCTTGATGGCGAAGTGGTCATACTGGTCAGGGTCGCGAATCCTATAACGTCTATAATTTTTCGTTACATGTTCCCTCTTCATCGGGGTTATGTGGAACTTACGCAACCACTCGTCGGCCTGTGCACTAGTAAACTCAGTTTTAGGAAATATAACAGCTTGTAGTTCCGACATATTATTAATAATAAAAAATGATTAGTTTTTAAGTGAACACACGGGTGCTGGCGTGTTACTTAATATTTTAAACTTACAAGAACTATATGGCGGAATCATTGGCTGAGAATTATCGATTTTTTTTACTATTTTAATTTTAGCTTGAGTAGGTGATATGCGTTGGATTAAACTTTTGTATTGGGTATGGTCCATTATGGTTTCAATGCCATTTGTTATCATTTTAAGTTCGCATAATTCACCGAATGGGTAATCTCTGTCTGAAGTGACCATTTTAATTTTTATATATTTATAGTTATTATAATTTACTTATCTTTAAATCTTTATTTAAAGATAATTTATAAAATAATAATATAAAAAATAATATAATTATAAAAATGGAAGTTTGTTTGATATGTGCAACTGAAATAGGAGAAAAAACAAAAATAATTTTACCTTGCGATCATCTTTTCTGTTCTCCATGTTTAAGTAAATATTTCGCGTATGTAAATAAATGCCCACATTGCGAGCAGGAATATTCAGGTTGTAAAATTGTTATTAGTAGTTATTCTTCTTTAATTAAAGCTAAAAATGAACAGCCGTATGCATCGGGTTGTAAAATTACTACATTAAATTCCGATAGCGATAGTGATTCTAGTTTTAAAAGAAGATTCGAAGAATATTGTAGTAGAAAACACAGCGATAATAGTGACAGTAGTGATAGTAGTGATAATAGCATTGACTGGGATGAAAGCGATTCGAGTTTTAAAAGAAGACTAAATAAATTATACTCTATAATGTTAATTGGTTTTATTTTCAAATAATTTATTTTATAATTAATATAATTTACTTATCTTTAAATATTTACTTAAAGATAATTTATAATATAATAATATAAATAAATAAAATGTCTACCGGTTGTTCCTGTCCTTGTCATGTTAATTCTAGTCTCCTCGTGGAGGACTTACTCTTTGTTAATTGGTTCTAGCTTATTTTTATAAATCAAATCATTAATATTATTCATATCAAACACGAAATTTTCATCAGCAACAATTTCATAAATATTTCCCCTTTTCTTTGCCAGTAATTTAGGATCGTCCCCTTCCTCAATTTCTAAATCTGAGTCCATTAACATTTCATTAATTTCCTTGTCTGTGAATTTCTTGCCTATTGGTTGGAACATATCAAAATTTAAATTTTCCCGACGCTCCTCATCAGACGAACAATTAGATGAACCATTTTGTTGATAGTCCTCAAGTAAGAACAAACTTAGTAAATCATCATCATATAATTGTCTTGTGTTCTCCTGTCCGCGATTATTAATATTTAAAAAGTAAAGGCAACAGAAATATTCATAATCATAACGTCCACCAATAATATTAATTAAATCGGTTAGAATCTGGAACCCTTCCATAAATGTTCTATACTCACTCGTGAATGAACTAATATGTTCATCACTCTCGTCCTCTACATTTAGTTTAAACATTTTGTCCGCATAGTAACCCGGTAAGGTTCCACATTTTAAAATCATTCTAAAATGTCTAAAGTTCTGGTTATGTGTAGCTGCTAGACGATAATAAAAATTAATGGCATATTTTATTGAAACATAAAACACCTTAAAATCATCTTCGTTCCTAATATCCTTCCCAGTCACTGAAAGGATATAAGTCTTATCCCTCTCATAATCTTGTATATATTTCTCGAAATCTTCCATTTTGTTAAATATATTATATATGTATATTATATTTCTTAAGCCATATAAAAGAATAAACTTATATAGATAATATATAACTATGCGAGATAAGTTGAGCGACAAGACTTTGAAGAACTACGCATACCAGGTTGAGAAACTCAAAAGGGAAAAAGTGGACATTACTGATTTAGATGATATTAAAAAGTATCTAGAAAATAAAAGTCTATCATTAAGGAATAACATCATCTCGGCAATTATGAGGGAAACGCATGATGACAAATTGATGAAGAAGTTAAAAGGCGATATAAAAGAAAATTCGGAAAAGATACAGAAAGAAAATTTATTAAAAAAAAATAATTTAACAGAAAAGGAAAAAAGTAAATATGAAGAATGGAACGAGATTAAAAAAAAGTTTGATGAGATGTCCGGCAACAGTGACATGAAAACATTAATGGCCCTCTATGTCCTCATGCCTCCTCGTCGTATCTCTGACTATTCAAACATGGTCATTAATTCTACGTATACATTACCAAAAAATAAAAATAATATTTTATGGTTAGATGATTCAAAGAATGAAAATTATGTGGCCCCTACGTTAACAGATACTAAAACAAATTATTATGTTAACAAATTACGTAACGCGTTTTTTGTATTCAACAACTACAAAACAAATAGAACATATAAAACCCAAATTATCGAAATCCCCGACGAACTAAGACGAATCATAAACGCGTATATTAAACATGAGAAGCTAACCAATGACGAAGAACTACTACCCTACAACGATAACAAATTAATTTATTACCTCCAAAAGTGGAGTAATAAAAACTTTGGTAAAAAGATAAGTGCATCAATGTTACGTCATTCATTTATTTCTAATTACCTAGAAAATAAACATTCATTATTTGAACGTAAACTCCTCGCCCTCAAAATGGCCCAGTCTATCAACATGCAGGATGAGTATGATAGACTACCAGAGCACGAGGAAAAGAATGAGCATAAAGTCTAATAATTTTTTAGTAATCATAAAAAATTAACAAAAATAAAATATTAAATAAAATTTAACTTCGTGCACGTCCTCTGCCCTTCTTGGGTGGACTTAAAATGTCAATGGCGGGTGTTGGTTCAGGTGGGTCCATTGGTCTAATTGTTTCCATCTTCACTTTTGCTGGCCTTACCCTGCACGCCTTCGGACGAACTACACAAGTCGAAGAAGATGAGTCGCTGTCCTCCTCTTCCTTTGCCTCCTTGGCCTTTCCACCTTTCTTACCCTTCAATTGTTTCATCTTCTTCTCGCATATATAAATGGCTAGCATTGTCTTATATGCGTCTCCATACTTCTCACGCATGGCATCTTGCATCGTCTCGATGTCTCCAATCTCTTCACGAAATTCCGGGGTCACTTCCATATTTCTAATTTATTATATTTTAATAAAATAAAATAATTTTTAAGTATTAGTATTTAAAAATTATTTAATTGATATATTCATAAAAATGAAAGTTTATGTCGTAACGATTACTAGGTGGGACGATGATTACAAACATCGTTACGGGTCACATGGATCCGAGGTGGATTTTACGGGTATCTTCTCGACATTCCACAAAGCAAGACGGAAAGTTTTGAGAATAATGAAGCATATAATTAATAATCATATTGGCGATTACCCCGAATTATTAGAGGACAATGAAGAAGCAAAAAAATATTTAATAAGGGATGATGACGGCGATTTCGTTTTAGATCCTGAAACATATGACTATGATGATTTGCAAAAACTATTGGACATTTTCTTAAAGGGCGAGTATGTTGAACATAAATATACCTATGATATTGAGAAAATGGAAATGGACGAATATGAGGTTTAAAGATTTAACACTAATACTTCAATTTTTTTCGTTATTATGCTTTTGAATATATCAAAAGTAAAATATTTATTAGCCATGATGTTGAGAACAATTTGATTCATTTCGATTGAATCCGGTAGTGGCACATTTGATGTTTCATTTGTCCGCGCTGCTCTTCTAATATCTGATCTATAGACATTAACTACAAATTCATAAATTATTAACAGGTCCCTCACGTTCTTTCTTACTCTTTCGATTTCAATGTCAAAACTATTTTGTTCCATTTTTATATATAAGTCATATATAAAATTATTTTTAAGTGGAACCACTTAATAAAGAATCATAATAATTATTGTCTGGGGCCCCATCTTCTTCGTCCGTTGATTCCGACGTGTTCTCGCTATCTTCTCTGGTAATGTTCTCGTCTTCAAAATAATTTTTTTTAATTCTCCATTTTGTAGTTATTTGTCCATTTTCTATGTTGTCTATATATTCAATGATTTCACCCCAATAAATATAATGTGGGTAATTTGGTGGGTCGGCAAAATCTTCTAAAAAAACTATTAATGTAGGGGGGACAGTATTTGTTAAACAATTTGTAGTATGTTGGGTCCAGTGTTCGAAAATTGAACGATTGGTATAAAGTAAGTTAAATTTAACATCACCCATTTTATATAAATTATCTATATAAAAATTCTTTAAATAAAAATTATTTTTATTTTAATTACTTATCTCTATTTACTTATATTTATCTAGATAACTAATTTACTTATGTATATTTAGTTATATTTGTCTATAAAATTGCAATTTTATAGGGTTAGTGGAGATAAGTAATTTAGTTATGTAGGTTAAATATAAGTAAATGGAGATAAGTAAATGTTATAGATAAGTAAAATATTACACATTAAAAATAACGTCGCGAATACTTTCGGTATCCTCAAAATATGCATCGATTTCCATTCCTATTACTTCGTAAGTAAATAAATATTGTGTATGTTTACCTTTTAACAATTCATTTTGTAATTCTCTAAGGGCAACATAATTATATGTATGTTTATTCATCCAATAGTATTCGTTGTTCCAACAATAGACCTCAATATATTCATTTATAATTTTGTTCTCTTCGTCCTTGAATAGTCTTGGTCGTTTTTCATGTAAGTATCCGACCGCGGTTAATATTATATGTTCCATAATTTCCGCTATTTGTTCTTGAGCTTTTCTACGTGTCGAAAAAGCTTCCATATAAAAATCTTTTTGTCGCCCACTACCGTCATCCTCATGTTTGATTATTCTAGCGAGGAAAAAATCATATGAGTCTTCGCTCATCTGGTCGAGTTTTGCTAGAAAAAAATAATCAATTTCGTCGTCACTCATTTTATATAAGTAAATATAAAAATATTTCTTTAAATAAATTTTTTATTTAAAGAAATATTATAGATAAGTAAATATATAAAATGGAATTCACAATCACCAAATTAGATGGTAGCCAAAGAATATGCGACGCGTTTATTTACGTGCATGAACAAGATGATGCATCCATTAGTGTAACAGCTACCAATGATTATTCGAATATGTTTTTATTGTTTTACATAAATAAAATACATGAAGAAGTATATGCGGACCCAAGAAGAATCCACCAAATTTATACCATCGCCGAATATTTTAGATATTCGAAAGTTCCGAAAATCGTCAAATATTTATTAACAGCGTTTTCTACTTTTTTTAATCGTCAAACGCATTTTAATAAATTTGATATTATTGAAGGATTAATGAAAGCAGATTCAATAAGTGCACGATGCGCGGTGACAAATAGTTTGCTCTTAGATAACTATAATGCAACATTTATTAATAGTGGAAATGATGATTACGAAATTAATGTTAATAATTTATTTGACCCGGCCGAATTTCTTAGAAATTATACTGGCGATACCGACACTCCTTTTCGGTATTTGTGGTATTCAATGCTTTTAATATTAGGTGAAAATACTGTGATGAGAGAACATAAATATTCAATTCAAATATTGTTACCCAGTGGCGACGTAATTAATTATGAAAACGAAGAGGATATTTTCGAACTCCATACACGAAATTATTCTATAGTCGACCATAAATTATTAATTCATCATATACCGGATAATAGAGCTGTAGATTTGGGTACAATCGATGTGCAAACTAATGTCGATTATGGCGACACTTATTTCGATAGGTTCCTTAACTGTTATAGAAATCATAGGCATGTAAGATGTAGAGATTTAACATTCCAAGAACTTTACCCACTCGACCGTATGATTATAGATATTAACTATAATAATCAATTATAATTTTTTAATTAACTTTTTTAATTGTATCATATATAATAATCTACTATTATATAACTTCTTTAAACTTCTTTGGTTATATTTGTCATTCTTGTGTAGTTCTAATAATCTGTCGAATGAATATATTCCCCTTACTGTATGTATTATTTTTTCTTTAATTCTTTCTTTGCGTTCCGTCAATGCCGCTAATCGTTGGGCAAGTTCGTCCATTTATATATAATATATATAAATAAAAAATTAAATAAATTGTTATTTATCTCCATTCCCACCACGCGTGTTTTTTATAAAATCTATTAGCTGCTTCAAGTTCCTTTTTATCTTGTTCCCTTTTTTTGTCTCTCATAATTTTATTACGCAACTGCGTTAATGTTTCTTCTTTTAGTATATCCGGTGTATCGCGTATCTGTTTGCAAATACAAAGTTCAAATCTTCTATCATGTTCTGTAATAGGAAAGCAGTAACGACATTCTCTATAATATGGACATGTTTCATGAATTTTAAAACACTGAATAATTCTATGGACCTTGCGTTCATTCCTGAGCCCCGCGGTGTATGCTTTGTGCGCGGCGTTGCAAGCTCTATTAGCTAGTTTTTTAACTTTTTGGTATTCGGCTTCAATGTCAAATTCCATTTTTATTATATATTGTATTATACTATATATAATAAAATATTTTCTTAAGTAAAAATTATTTTATTTTTTATTATTTTATTTTTTAGTTTCTATTTTCTGGGTTTATTAGTTGTGTTAAATCTATTCCGTTTATAATTAATTTGCCTTTAATTATTAAATCACCATGCACCTCTAATGAACCATTTACACATAAATGATTTTCTACGGTCAAATTATCTATATCGCCGTTAGTTGCCGTAACTTGTGTTACGGCAACTATACCGTGCCCACGAAGGGCCCAGTGTGGGCCTTTGGCTTCTCTAGGAACTTCACATTGAATATCTTGGAGTCTAACATAAGGGGTTGACATTTTTATATTACTTATATATAATATTTACTTAAATATAATTTAAATATTTAAGTAATATAAAAATGCAATGTTCAATTTGCTATGATGAGGAACCACAAACGCGAAAGATAGAACTACCATGCAAACATAAATTTTGTTTAGAATGTATAAGGACATGGTTCAAAACAAATAATAATAAAACATGCCCATATTGTAGACAGAGTTATGCTGTGCTTGATTTAATTAATGAACCGGTAATAATAGAAAGCACAGGTCCTACCCAAATACAAACGCATGCGGCTGCTACAGAAGAATTCGATACGTCATGGATAGAAAATTTAACACCGGCACAAACCATACAACTTAATAATTTAATAAGTTATTTCGGTTATGGCTATAGAGAAGCCTATCATCGTATCTTCCATCCGGAAGCTCCAACACGGACGCAAGCGACTAGGCCGATATCAAACATGATTAGCTCTATAGCCGATTTTGTAGGCTATGGCTATCCCCCTTCGGAAACTTCAACAAGACGCAAACGATTAGAAACACGGTAGGTACTAGATAATTTTTTTAATTTTCGAAAATGGGAATAACTTATTTTTATACAACCATGAAGAAACTTTCGCATTAATTTTATCACTTAAAAACATTTTAAAGTTTTCAAGTTTATTTATTAATTTTGTTTTGTTGTCTCCGGTTGATTGGATTATATTAGTTAAAATTTTCTTACGTTCCATTTGTGTTAATGTTGTGTTGGTGCTTATTGGTATTCTAAAGTTATCGATGATTTTTTTGATATCTTTTAAATTTATTTTTTCTTGGTTGATGTATGCATATTTAAATAAATCTAAAATTTCTTTTACTTGATTCAAAACAAAATTTAATTTATTATAATCACTTTGGAATAATTCCACCAATGTTCTTCCTATATGTTCGTTGTTCTCAATTCTCGATAATGAAAATAATCGTTTAGCATATTTCAAATAATTAGTTGTTGACGGGGTGGTGTGTTCTGAATATTCTTTTATTTCCTCCCTGATGCTTTCCTTTGTGTCTCCCTCTCCTGGGTCTGATGTTATCCATTTTGTTTTCGATTTAATAAAAATGATGTTACTGATTGACAACACTGTGTCGTTGATGATAACCCTAATATCAATTTTAAAAATATTCGAGGCCCCCATTTCCGTCCTAAGAAAAGTAAGAAAATTCTTATTTCTTTTGTCGTTCTCAAATTCTGCCGAATACAACATAGAATCACATAATACAGCCGGTGCCATTATTTCGCGACGTGTCCATCTATTAAAAAGTAATTTTTTTATTATTTCATAAAATTCCTTTTTCTCTTTTTCATTTGTAAATGATTTTATTTTTTTTAATTTCTTTTTTTCATCCCCATCAAGATAACCCCATATATTTTCTAAAAATATTTTGTATTTTTCTTCGTTGTAAATTAATTGGGTTTCATTTTCATTCATTAATCTTCTTAACTCATCAATAACATTAAAACAATAACCGAATTTAATATCACCGAGATATAAGTTTGGAATATCGCGGAGGGACATAACCAAACCGATTATGTCATGGTTTGCCTTGTATACTGCTTTCAACAATGAGGGAGACGAATATATTAATGTTTGGTTTAAATCAATGTCCGATTTGACCGATTGAGAAACTAAGGGATATGAACCTACCAAATTGAACTCGGTATCTTTGGGACCTACTATGATTGCTTCAATATATTTATTAATCTCTTGCGTGAACAATAAATCTTTATCGGTCTTGTCGTTCCACTGTGAGGTGTCGTAGGGAATTTCGCCGCCTTCTTGCATTTGTAATATTAAAAATAGTGGTTTTACTTTTAAATGGGATTGATTAAATTAAATGTTTTTACTTAAATAATATTTTATATATAAGTAATATATATAAGTAATATAATAAAAAATGACGAAACTTACAAGCGAAGATATTGAACGTTTTTATCATAAATGGAATCCTTGCACGATTGATGCGGACGGTATTATTACCATCCCAGAATATGGAACTATTAGCACGATTATAAATGGCGAGCCAATTCCGGAATCATTAAGAAACCATCCGACCATTGACGTTTGGGGCATGGTTCGTGGTGAAGAAAATAGATTTATGTTTAGACTCAAAGAGTTTCAAAAAATTCACACGATTGTTCATAATCTAACAAGGATGTATTATGCAGCAAGGGAGCAATTTACGAATAGTTTGAATGCGCGGGAAAATATTCCACCAAGCGGGATGATAATCGATAGGAAATATAGTAGTTTAAAATATGGTAACGAAAATTATTTAGCCTACTTGGTTCATAGTGGGAATATTTCTCTGGATAGTTTAAAGCAAGAAGTAAGTACATTAATCCGTAATATGATGGATGAGTTATAGTTTATTTTTTTCTAACTTTTTAATAACATTTCTTTTGTCATTAAATTTGGATTTTGGTAACGATTGCCACGTGGGACCTCTAGTAGTTTCCCCGTGCTATGGGCGATTACTGGGAACCTTCCTGCTCCTACAGGCGTCCCATTATTTTTAATTGCCGGTCTGATATATGTGACCATATCTTTATGCTCAGTAGTTAGTGGACTACCGAAATCAGAATAATATAACATTTGAGCATATGCGGGGATCTGGCCACCTTTGGTTACCTTCATTACCGGGAAGGGCGACTTCATCCATATGTCTATATGCGAGGGCTGTTGCTGGGGCGTGAAGTTACTATATGGAACATCGGCGGGGCGCAATCGTGGATCCCTTTGTTGTTCCAGGATAGAATAAAATTGTTTGTTCGTCATTCTCAAACGCGCATCCTTGAGTGTGACATCTTCGCCGTCATGATGTTCAGCCTGTTGGTTATTTTCTGGTAATGGAGTAACTGAAGCACCACCTGTTAATTCGTTTTGTCTCATCAGTTGCGTCCTTCCAGGTGCACCGGATTGTTCAATATATTCGAAACGTTCCTCCGATGTCATTCCTGGTTCTGATTGACCTCCTTGAACGATGTTAATTATTTTTTTACCTGCTCCGCGTCTGGTTTTTTGACTGAGGCCGTAATCTGGTGCAATTGACTCACCAACGCCGCCAAGATATTTCTTTCCGCCTTTGACCTTCTTGAGCGTTAGAATCCATGCGTCGTGTTCCTTGTCCGCCGGGTATTTTCCACTTCCTTGCGTTGTGGATGTTGCTTCCGATTGTGATGCTTCTGGTTGTGGTGCTTCTGGTTGTGGTGCTTCTGGTTGTGGTGCTTCCGGTTGTTCCCCCGGTTGAGGTTGTCGGGCTTTCTCATAATAACGATGCGTGCGCATTAAAATATCGCGTTTTCGTTCTTCTTCTTCCGCGCGTGCCGCATATGATTCCATTTCTGATTTTAGTTTCCGTATTTCATTTTCTAGCATGCTTTTTTTGTGTTTTGTTATACCCGGTGTGATTTCATCTTCTTTTCCTTTTATAATCTTTGAATATAATCGCGAACTCTCGGCAGTCTCCGCAAGGGTTTTATTACTTTTCGCTAATTCTCTTCTATTTCTTTCCTCTTCCAATCTTCGCGTCTCTTGTGGCAAGTTTTGAATTCTCTGTATTTCATTTTCTTCCTCAGTTCTCATAAGTTGTGCATACTGTTCTTTACTTTTTTTTCTCTCAAAGCCGCGAGTAACTTTCTTTTTTAGACCCTCCAATATTTCATGTTTGCGGGCAATCCTTTTGCTTTCGCGTTTGCGTTCCTCTTCATTCAACCTCATTTTCTCTTGATATCGTGCCTTAGCATTATCGACTTCTTCCTCCTTTGATTCTTCGGGGACAAGATCCATATATTCCTCCTCTTTAATAAATTTTCTTAATGCAAGTTGTGCGCGCTGTGGCACTTCTGTAACTAGTGCTTTATTTTTTTGTTCGCTCAAAAATGCTTCCATCTTTTGGGTTAGTTCGTTTTTATTTTTCTCTTCAATTGCACTAATATCCTTTTTTATCACGTTTTTATTTCCAGAACTTGGGACATATTGCACTATTTCCTTCCTTGTTTTCTCTCTTGCTTCCGCTTCAAGTTCTTTGAGTTTTTTTAATATTGGTTCGAATTGTTGAAGTTCTTTAGTGGAGACTTCCGCCTCTATTTTGTGCTTCTTCTCCTCCTTCTTAATTTCCTCTTCGTGTTGCTCTGTTTCCACGCGGGCATCTTTAAGATAACGTACGGGAGTTTCTGTAGGTCCAACGGTTCGAAGTTTGGGAATCTTTAGACCCTTTTGTTTCTCCTGTTTAGGTATGTCGGTTGGTGCGACTGTAGTAAGTTTTTTAGTTCCTCGTGGCATCAAATAATATAGTTATTATACATAAAGCCTTAAGCCGATATTATATATAATATGTTTTCTTTCAACAAACATTCATTAGAGGACCCGGTCGAGATTGCCTTGTGGGTTAATAAGGAGACAAAACAAAAAGCCCCCATATATGCCGATCAGGATTATGACCCATTGAAACATGAGGGAGGTGGTGAAATTCATAAGAAGGGTATAAAAAGATATACAAGAAGCCAAGCATTTAATAAATTTAAAATTGATAATTTAGAAGATGAGGAAATACAGATAGTTCCCCATATTGTTCCCGGTCAAAGATTATCATATTACATTGCTGGTATGGCTGGCGCTGGTAAAAGCAGGAAGCTAGCAGAGATAACCGAGACATATATAAGGATGACCGGGAAGCCCGTATATGTTTTTTGTGAGACGGACATCAGGGACGACAGGGCATACAATAAAATAATTGATAAGGTCCAACAAGTGGTGATGGATGATGATTTCTTCAATGAAGATTTAAATATTAATACTTTTGATATGGACAATAGTTTATGCATATTCGACGATGTTGACGCTATTGTAGATAAAAAAAAATTTCAGAAGTTAAAGGACTTACAAATTTCAATATTGAAATTAGGAAGAAAAAGAGAAATAGACATTATTATTGTGTCACATGTTTTTTGTGATGGTATGAAAACAAAGGTGTTTTTATCTGAGTGCAGTAACTTTATTATATTTCCTAGTGGTGCGAGTGCTAGAAGCATACGGTACGGATTGGTTCAATATTCAACACTAGACGACGAGCAGGTAGAGTACTTGTTAAACCATGCGGGCAAGTGGTTGTTGGTTAGAAGGACCAATCCCCCATATGTTATTACTCCTAACCAAGTAATTAACATTAAGGAGATACCAAGGGAGGACAAGAAGACTAAGAGGGACCGTGAGAAGAAAGGAAGTGAGAGCACAATGACTAGTAAGGATTTAATTGATGCTTACGAGGCAGGTAGAAAAACAAGGGGAAGAAAAAAATAAACTTAGTCGTCGTTATATGTATGGTCATATATTTCCGTATTAATTTTTAGAATATAGCATGATTTATGATATTTACGACCGGCCCAATCTTGCCGGCACGTTGTTCCATTTTTACGTTTATTGAATATTGGGACTAATGTCTTTTTACAAAGTAAACATTTAGGCTTCTCGGTTTCAGTCTTTGGCATTTTTTATTATATATTGTATTATACTATATATAATAAAATTATTTTTAAGTAAAAAATATTTATAAATTATTATTTAATTTATTTAATTTTTTTTGTGCTGTTCTTTTTCTTATGTAATTCCTTGCATGCATTTTATTGACTTCATGTTGGACCTTTTTATATACCGTATATAATTCATCGTCGGTAATATCAGGGGTAATATTAAACTCATGGGCATGACGCAACGCATAATAAACCATGTGAGACATTTTATATAGTATAATTATATAAAATATTTTTTAAATAAAAATTCTAAAGATTCAAATAAATGTGGCACACTTTCATATTTTTCTCCTTTGCGCGAAAATTGTCCATCAGAT